CGGGAACGTGGGCTGGCAACGGTGCGCGTGGAAAACGGGGTGCGCGTGTAATGCATCTCCGGGGGGCCTGTAATGCTTAGAAGCATTACACGCAAGTCGTTGATAGAGAACATTGTAATGCTTGTAATGCTTGTAATGCTTCTTTTGGTAAAAAGTATCTATGACATTGGTAATCCCCTGTGGCGCAGTAGGGTATCCGTGCAGTTTTCCGGAAAGTCTTTGAAAATCGAAAAAGAAGCATTACAAGCATTACAATGTTGAACGCCAACGTGTTACGTTGTTTTTGAGAAGCATTACAGAAGCATTACAAGCATTACAAAGTTGCCTTTTAGTAAACGCGGGGCACCCTTGTGTCATATGAGACAACCTGCATTCATTGAGTCTATGACCTGTTTTAAGTTTGAAAACGGGGCGCAAGTCAGATTCTGGGCTGAGCTTCCTGCTATAAATGCTGGAAGACAGGAGTTTATCGATTCTTTGATTGATGGGTTCAAAAAGAGTTTACCGGCTGAACCGCAGTTCTCCTCGGATGAGCTGGCGTTAAGTTTAATGCAATTTCACGAATCCATTACTGCTGTGGAAGTGGTTAATAAACAAGGAAATGGAGTTGTTTTGTACGCGCAATGGCCGTAAAGAAAAAGAGGCTGACAAAGAAGGCTGAGCCAAGCGCTGAGCCTAAGAAACGCGGCCGGCGTAAAGGTGTCCCAAACAAGATTACAGGGGACATCAAGAAGGCGCTTGCCCGGGCGTTTAAACGTGTTGGCGGGGTCAAGTACCTCGAGGCGCTTGCGAACTCCGATCCACGCACGTTCTGCACGCTGCTCAGCAAGATCGTGCCGCAAGAGCGCGAGCCCTCGGCCGCGGAAGCCGGCGCCGGCGGGCCTACCATCATCAAACTGATCACACGCGTGCCAGCCAGCCCGGAGCAACCCGGGGTGCTGCGCCTTGTGAGCGAGGAACTATGACAGTTTTTTCGTATGGCTGGAGCAAAGGCGGTAAAGGCGGTAAAGGCGGTGAAACCATGAGCGACGAGAACAAGCGACTGCGCGAGCAGCTTGAAACCTACAAGCAGGTCTGCGCCGAGGGGGCGAGCGTGATGGACGCATTGCGCCGGCGGATCCTCGAACGCACGCCCGATGACCGCAACCAATACCCCGCGGACCGGGCAGTACTGCTGGACGCTGATCGGTGGCTTAGCGCGGCTTACCGGGCGTACATGCGTGACAAAGAAGCGCTCGAGCGTGACAGAAGTGCCGGCATCCCTGACAAAGTGAGCGAAATCTCTGACATAAATTGACATTCACTGACATAAATATGGGGATGTGGGATCATAAGCCTCTGGCTGAAGTATTTGCAACGTTACGCAAAAACATTGCGGTAGTGTTCAACGCGGAACTCGAACGCACCAACGGCGACCGGGGCAAAGCGTGGGCGAAGAGTGATGCATGGGCGCTCAACGCCTTTGCTGAGCTTGGCCTGCACAATCACCCGGAGATGCGGCGCGCCCGCGGGGAGGCGCCTCATGCCTGAGATCGAAGCAGACATTGGGTATCACCCGCGGTCATGGCAGGTCGAATGCCATACCGGGCTCAAACGGTTCTCGGTCTTGGTCTGTCATCGGCGCGCCGGCAAGACGGTCATGGCCGGCGTGACGTTGCTGGACGCGGCCGGCATCACGACGAAATCGATGGCCCGGTACGTTTATCTGGCGCCGTTCCTGAAGCAGGCCAAGGCGGTCGCGTGGGGTCCGTACCTCAAGCCGCAATTGCAGAAGATCCCGGGCGTGAAGATCAACGAGAGCGAGTTGTGGGGCGAGTTGCCGAACGGCGCCCGGATCTCGGTGTATGGCGCTGACAATCCGGACGCGCTCCGTGGGCTGTACATCGACGGGATCGTGATCGATGAAGTCGCGGATATGAAACCGGAAGTCTGGGGGCAGATCATCCGCCCGGCGCTCGCGGACCGGAATGGCTGGGCGTTGTTCATCGGCACGCCCAAAGGCCCAAACCTGTTCTCGGAGGTGTACCACAAGGCCCGGAAAGATCCGGATTGGTACACGCGACTCTACACCTACCGGGACACTGGGTGCATCAGCCCGGAGGAGATCGAGCTCATGCGAAAGACCATGACCGAAAACCAGTTTCGGCAGGAGATGCTCTGCGACTTTGACGCATCGAGCGACAATCAGCTCATCACCATCGATGTCGCGCACGCTGCTGCCGGCAAACACATTGCCGAGGCCGAGTACGAATACGCGCCCCGGATCCTCGGGGTCGATGTCGCCCGGTACGGCGGTGATCGAAGCGTGATCTTTGGCCGGCAAGGCTTGGTATCATTTGATCCCAAGATCTACACGATGATCGACAACATGAGCTTGGCCGGGAAAGTGGCTGAGCACTGGGTCGAGTGGCAACCGGACGCGGTGTTCATCGATGCCGGACGCGGCGAAGGCGTGATCGACCGGTTGAGGCAGCTAGGGTTTAATCCGATCCCGATTGATTTTGGTGGGCGCCCCAACAAACCAACGTTCGCGAACCGGCGCGCTGAAATGTGGTGGGAGATGGCCGATTGGTTACGGTCCGGGGCGAGCATCCCGGATATCACGGAGCTCAAGATCGATCTGTGCGGGCCAACGTACAGTTACGCGAACGCGGCCGGGAAGCTCGAGCTCGAGAGCAAGGACCAGATGCGGAAACGCGGCATGAGCAGTCCGGACCTTGCCGATGCGCTGGCGCTGACTTTTGCCCATCCGGTTGCAGTGACGCGCGGACCGGGAGCACTGATCACGATGCACACTGATCGAGCAAGGACAGAATATGACCCATATGCCTGACGATACGACACTTATACAGACTCACAACGACGAAGAATACGTTATGTCGGTGCTCGAGACCATCGGCCGGCAAATCGAGGCCGGGGAGATCAACTACGATGAAGTCGAGCGGATGCTGCTGAGCAACCAATCTCCCGGGGTCCGGGCAGACATTGGGCTGACGCATCACTTCTGTAACGGGGTGTACATGAGAGAGATGTTTGCGCCCGCGGGATCACTTATGCTTGGGCACGCCCACTCTGAAAAAGCGCTCAACATCGTCCTGAAAGGGTGCGTTAGGATGTTTGCAGACAACGTTTTCAAGGAAGTCCGCGCCCCTCAAGTACTTGTGTCGGAACCGCACGTTCGGAAGCTTGGCTACGTTGTGGAAGACTTGACTTGGATAAATGTGATTGCCACAGAGACGACCAATGTCGAAGATATTGAAAAGCGATTTATCATCAAATCGCCCACTTATGTTGATTGGGAAACCTCGAAAATAATTTAGTTATGTCATTCGTCGCGGCGGCAATCATTGTTGGAACAGCAGTCAGTGCTGGCGTTTCCATTTACAATCAAAAGAAGCAGCAAAAGATTGCTCAAGATCAAATGGACCAGCAGCGCGCGATGGCAAATGAGCAGGTGCGAATGGAGGAAGAGAAAATTCAGGGCAGTGCTGTTCGATCTGCGAATCGACAAGAGAAACAGGCGCTTGGCGCTTATGGTAGGCGCGATCAAATTGGAGTGGGCGGGCAAGGCATGGATTTGCTGACCGGAGGCGGCACGCTTGGAGGCGGCATGACGCTTGATGAGGCCGAAGAACAAAGGAAGCGCAGCACTTTGCTTGGATCGTAATTATGGGATTTTTTAAGAGCATAGCCAAAGCTTTTAAAAAGGCCACTAGCTGGGTTGGTGATCGGTTTGAGAACACGCTCAAGCTGGTTACCGGGCAGATCGGACCGGCCGCAGCAATTGGCAATGTGGCGTCTGCGCTTGGATTGGTAAGCCCGGTTGCGGCGGTGCAGGGAATGGCAAAGCAAGGTGAGGTTGAGCGCGATGAGATGGAAGGCGTGCGAAACGAAAGTTTGCTCACTTCAAAGAACTACGATCAAAGCCGCGTGATGGACGAAAACACGGTGCGTCGAGGATTGCGGACAAGCCCGGGACAGTACGCGGGGTCCGGAACAAAGAACGTGATGCTTTCAGGTTCAGAGCAAGAGCAGGGTATGCTTGGAGAAATGGAAAGACGCCGCGGTCAAGGAACGCTGCTAGGAGGCTAAAATGGGCGTTTTTGAAGCAATCACCGCCATCATGTCTTACCCGACAACGGGGAGTCAGGGAATGGACCCTAAATTGCTACAGGCAGCACAAATGCTTTATCCGCAAAAAGCAATGGAGGAGCAAATGTCTGCTTACGACACTGCGATGCCTCAAGGCAGAAAAACTCGAAGGCCACAGTATTCTGGCGGACTAGCAACGCAAGAAAGGTACTCCAAGCTTGATGAAAGACAGATGCTGCTTGGGTCTATGGCGGACGGAAGTAATTCGGAAATGTTACTGGGGAACTAAATGGACTTTTTCAGCGTACTTTCAAAAACACTTACGCAGATCCATCCAGTGATCTTCGAGGCCGCATTTGCCCCTGAGAAAATTCAAGAGCGAATCGATCAAACTGCCGCGGCAAAGCAGGCTGAGACAGGCGCTGGCGGATCATCTGTTCCGCGAGGCATGAGAAACCAAAAGCCGCAATATACCGAAGGGCAAGGATCTTCTGTTACGAATTACAAGCTGGACGAAAAGCAAATGTTGCTTGGATCCATGATTAACGGTGGCAATTTAAGCACGTTGCTAGGGAACTAAAAAATGGAAACAAAACGACAGAGACTCGAGCGGATGCGGAATGCTCTCAGGCGCGAGCGCGAATCGTTCATGCCGCATTGGCGTGATCTGTCGGATTATGTGCTTCCGCGCCGCTCGCGATTCACGCTTTCAGAGCGAAACCGCGGTGATCGCAAGAACCAGAAAATCATCGATTCGACTGCAACGCTTTCAGCCCGCAATTTGCAGGCTGGCATGATGTCCGGGCTCACCTCGCCGGCGCGTCCTTGGTTCCTGCTTTCGACTCCGGACCCGGAGCTTGCAGAATTCGGCCCGGTGAAAATGTGGCTGGACGATGTAAGCCGGCGAATGCGGACGATCTTTTTGAAGTCGAATTTGTACAACGCGCTGCCGCTGCTTTACGGCGACGAAGGCGTGTTTGGCACTGCCGCGATGGCGGTGCTCGAGGACGACATTGACGTTATCCGATGCCATACGTTTCCGATTGGGCAGTATTGCTTGTCGCAGAACTCCCGGCTTTCGATTGATACGTTCCTGCGCGAGTACAGCATGACTGTGCGCCAGTTGGTGCAGCAGTTCGGCAAAGACAACGTGAGCAAGCGCACGCGCGACCTTTGGCAGAACGGAAACTACGAGGAGTGGATTGACGTTGCCCATATGGTGCTGCCTAACGAGGACTACAACGAGGGCAAGTTGTTGGCTAAGTTCAAAAAGTACGCTTCGATCTACTGGGAGGTTGGCGCGGATGAGGACGAGCAGCTTTTGGCTCAGAGTGGATTCGATGAATTTCCGATAATGGCCCCGCGCTGGTCGATCACCGGCGAGGATGTTTACGGGATGTCCCCGGGAATGGACGCGCTTGGCGACATTAAGCAACTCCAAGCGATGCAACGCAGGATGATTCAAAGCATCGACAAAATGGTGAATCCGCCGATGACTGCACCTATGTCGTTGCGGAACCAGAAAGCATCGTTACTTCCCGGGGACATCACCTACGTTGACGGGAATCAGGGGCAGGCCGGGTTTAAGCCGGCGCACGAAGTGAAGATGCCGCTTGGCGAATTGCAAGTGCTGATCCAGCAGACATCTCAGAGAGTTCAAAAGTGTTTTTACGAAGACCTTTTCTTGATGCTCGCCAATTCGGATCGCAGGCAGATCACCGCGCGCGAGATCGAGGAGCGGCATGAGGAAAAGCTGCTCATGCTTGGCCCGGTGCTCGAGCGCCAAAACGAAGATCTGTTGGATCCGCTGATTGACCGGACGTTTGCGATCATGTTGCGCCGCGGATTACTGCCCCCGGCGCCCCCGGAGATTGCTGGTCAAGACCTCAAAGTCGAGTACATCAGCATCATGGCGCAGGCGCAGAAGCTTGTTGCCACTGCCGGCATTGAGCGGTTTGTGGGATTTGCCGGAAACCTCGCGCAAGCGTATCCGGAAATCCTTGATAAGATCGATATGGATCAAGTCGTGGATGAGTACGGTGATATGCTTGGGGTGCCGCAAAAGATTGTGCGCCCGGACGAAGTAGTTGCCGCAATCCGCCAGCAACGAGCAGAGGCAGCACAGCGCCAGCAGATGGCAGACAATTTAGCGCAGGCCGCACAAGGGGCGAAACTCTTGTCTGAGGCCGACACAACTCGAGAATCAATGCTCAGCAGAGCACTAGGACAATAGCATATGGCAAATCAAAATCCTCTCTTCATTAACGATGGCGCGAACACGGTTATTCGCGACACAGTCACTCAGCCGGAGCGCGCGGCCGCGGTTACACCTAGCGACTCTACTACGTTTGAACCTTCGACGCTCTACGTTGCCGGCACTGGCGCGATCAGTGTTGAAACTCCCGGGGGTGACGTTGTTCTGTTCAGCGGCGTTGTCGGATGGTTCCCGGTGAAAGTGGTCAAAGTGCGCGCGACCGGTACGACTGCGACAGGCATCGTGCGTTTGTTCAACACTTAAAATGCCATCACTTTCCCTCGAGTCTGCAACGGATTGTATGCCGGTGATGAAATTCGCCGGAGGAGGGGGAGTTGTCACGCCGGCAAATGACCTTGATGGCGGGATTGCATCATCAGCTTCCTTCACGATTACTGCTGATGGCGGAATTGCAACAACCACAACATTTTCTATAGACTACAACGGCGGAAACGCACAATTTACCTAATCTATGCCAGACAGAATTAGACCTCGCGGAGATACGGCGGCAAACTGGACTTCTGCAAATCCGGTTTTGCAAGAGCGTGAAATCGGGATCGAGACAGATACGCGCCGGTACAAAATCGGGGACGGCACTACTGCGTGGAATTCGCTTTCCTACAATCAAATTGGAGATCGGTATTACACAACGAGCGCCACAAGCCAATCAATCACCAACGGCGCAAAAACGTTTACGGTTTCAGCCGGGCTGGCATACACGCCGCAGCAGGCAATTCAGATTGTTTCGACGGCATCCCCAACAAACCATATGCACGCAACAGTGACATCCTATTCTGGGACTACACTTGTTGTGAACGTTGATAAAAACACCGGATCCGGGACCTTCTCAAGCTGGACAATTAATGTTGGCGGGGTAAGTGGAGCAACCGTTCCGCTTTCACCTGATCCTACTGGGGTATACGGAAGCGCTGCTCAACTTGCGTCATTGACAGTTAACAATCTTGGCCAAGTTACAGCAGCTTCAGCCGTTGCGTTTACTGCTTCGAATATTCAAGCTTTTGCTGCTAGTGGAACATGGACAAAGCCGTTAAACGCAAAACGTGTAAAAGTTGAATTAATTGGGGGCGCGGGCGGGGGCGGAAGCGGGGCAGTAACTTTTGGATCGCTAGTATCTTGCGGGGGAGGGGGAGGTGGGTCTGGTGCGTTTACACTAATTGAATTTCCTGCTGATTTTTTACCTGCCACTGTTTCAGTTACTATTGGAAACGGAGGCGCAGGCGGAAATCCTCTTAATTTTGTTACCACAAGCAACAACGGAGCAAACGGAGGTGCTGGCACTGCTACTGTTTTTGGCAGTTTTGCTTGGGCGCAAGGCGGTGCGGCCGGTGCGGGGGGGTTAAGCGGCGCGTTAACGGGCACTCCTTCAGGAAGTGCTGGCTCTGGAAGTTCTGGAGGAAATGGAGGCGGTGCGGCAAGCACCACAGGATTATCTGGAGGCGGCGGGGCTCCAGCGGCAGCAGCTACAGCCAGCACGACTGCGTCAGGTGGCGGCGGGGCAGGCGGTTCGGTGACAACTGCAGGTGCTTCGTCAAATGGAGGCGCCGGCGGCAGAGTTAACATTCTAAACCTAGCAGGCGGAACAGCAGGAATTGCACCCGGAGGTTCTGGCGGCGCCGGCTCAAACACTACATCAAACGGCTCAACTGGCGGGATTGTTCGCGGGGCCGGGGGAGGTGGAGGGGCTAGTATTTTTTCTACATCCAACGGACAAGTATCGGGAGCAGGCGGAGCAGGGGGTGGCGCAGGTGGCGGAGGTGGCGGAGGCGGAGCGGTGCAGGCTACTACCGGCGGATTATTTCTTAGTACTGGCGCTGGAGGAAACGGAGGCGCTGGGTACGCGCAGATAACCACTTATTTTTATTAACATGAATCAATACGCATTAGTCAACAAAACAACATCCGTAGTTGAAGGTGTTATTATTTGGGACGGAATAACTGAATGGACTCCTCCTCCCGGCGTTGATGTAATTCAATTGCTTGACTCA